GCTGAGGAGCTTTCACCTCACGGTGGTTCAAGGGAGCAATCCCTAATTGGACCTCGTCCGTGTTGAGTAAACAACCTGAGAGTTAAACTCTCATTCATCATCTGATGAATCCGAATCACTTTCGGCGACTCTGTTAGAGTCTAAAGATTCTTCACTCCTGAAGATATCAAATAGCAGCAATCCTGCCATTTTAGAACCCACTAAGTGGGTTAAATGTAAGACGATCTTGGTAACAGGATCGCCCATAAGTACACCTCTTTTTGTGTACTCCAATGAGATAGGAACTCCGTTCCTATCCATGTACTCCACTTGACGTGGAGCTGTTAGGGCCAGTATGACTGACTCTCTGTACCAATTTGGTACACCTAGACTGTACATCAGTCTATTTAACATGGCTCTTGCCACGTATGGGTCTGAGTAGTTAGTCGCCTCAGACCAATCTGTGCTAAACACAGATGTAGTGTTCGTTTCATTGAACACAAAGCTCGCACTTGGATTCTTGTGCGATATACGCTGGAAGAAATTCCATGCGTGATTAGCGGCTCCAACACCGCTTTCTGAGCTTGGAAAAGCTTCCAAGATCTTTAAACCCATATGAGAAAATGGGTGTAACAGCACTGCGTGCTGTAAAGCTGACACAGTTATCAGCCTATACTTCCCTAGTTCTGCAACTAGGGATATTCTACACGACATAGAATTATTCTGATAGATCTTTGATCTATCTGTAAATTTTCCACATGACCAGTGGAAAAGCCTTTCGCCAGGCTTTGAGTTCTCCTTTGTGAGAACATTTCCGGTTCTTTCACCGGTATGAAGATTGATCTCATCAATCTCAGGATGGGCCTTTAAAACCCTTCTGGCAGCTTCAAGCTTGCCACCATCGTCAGTTTTGACGAAAAACTCTCCAGAATCGGAGAGAGAAATCTTCGAAGATTTCACAACGGATTCAAAGAATCCGTCTTTATTACTGACACGCGTCAGTAGCTCACTGTATAAGTGATCGACGGCCCTCGTCAGAGGACCCTTAACGGACTCGTATAAGTCCGGAGATGACGGAGTCATCAAGACCTCTCGGGTCTTTTTGAGTGTCTTTTCGTAAACACTCCGCGGAGGTACTCCGCTCGCCCTTGTCTGGGACATTATCATAACTTGATAATATTTTAGGGGAGTTTCCCCTCTAATGAGTGATAATGCCACTCTTATAGCTGATAGTTCCCTTGGAACTACCACGTCTTTCATAGACTTAATAGGATTAAATCCCATTTCTTTGATGCTCTTACGCACCATTTTGACTTTCTCATAAGTCGTAATCCTTTCCGGATTTAAATCCTTGAAGTAATCTACAAGGATATTTGATATCATAGATCGCGAAATTTGATCTATGCGCTTCCAATTTTGGAATTCCGGTGAACCCGGAAAAGCTAGGACTACCTGCATGAGTAGTCCATCAACAACGGCCAACATTGACCGTAATCTCTGAACACTAGAATTGTTCAGTTTAGCAGATTTAACTTCTGCCCAATTTTCCCGTCCATCGGGAGTTGTTAGCCCGGCCAAAAGTCGGGCGATAGCTCTTGTAAAAGAGTTTCTTCCAAATTTACCTTTGGAAAGTTGGGGGTACCACCAAGTACCCCTTTTAAGCACCTTAAGTGCATGCCTAACAGTAGGCAATTTATCGAATGTAATTCGATTTTCTAGGCCAGTTAAGGCCCTTGGGAGTCGAGACTCCCAAATATTCTCCGTGTTATGACAAACACGGATACTAGGTAACCTGCATGTTTTACCGACCATGCAGTCGGCTACGAATAGCCTATTGAAGGAGAACAGATCTCTGTGCTCCTGACCCTCGCTACAAGAGCAAGGGGGTTTTATATGATCGCCAGACCATATTTTTCTATACCTGAGTATAGATGTGGAAGGAAAACTTCCAAGGGCAAGCACATGCTTGTCGTGATCCCACGGATCTATGTTGTCATTTGACATCACATCGTTAGATGAATTTGACATCTAAAACTCTCGAAAGAGAAAAGCCAGTGTGCTT